ATGTACACAGACTTTAAAGACTATAACATGAACGTAGAAGATATGTGTCATAGAATATATTCAGGTAAAGATAAAAACTCTCCTAAACGTGTTATTATTTCAACTTGGCAGTCAATATATAAGTTCCCAAAGAAATGGTTTGAACAGTTTGGTATGGTTATAGGAGATGAGTGCCACGGATTTAAATCTAAGTCCCTGTCGTCAATAATGAATAAGGCCACGAAAGCAAAGTATAGATTCGGCACAACTGGCACACTCGACGGCACGCAGACACATAGACTCGTCCTTGAGGGATTATTTGGACCTGTGCATCAGGTTACCCTGACCAAAACGTTACAAGACGAAGGAACATTGGCTCCTTTAGATATTAAAGTACTTTTATTAAATTATACAGAAGAAGTGAGGAAAGACTTTGGCAACAAAACATATCAAGATGAAATTGAATTCATTATTGGAAACAATATTCGTAATAGGCTTATTCGGAATCTCGCTCTGGATGCTAAGGGAAATACTCTTGTCCTATTTAATCGTGTGGAAGCTCATGGAAAGCCTCTCTATGAGTTGATAAATAGTAAGGCAGAGGAAGGAAGAAAAGTTTTCTTTGTCTCTGGTGAAGTAGCAACTTCAGACAGAGAAGCAATTCGTAAAATAGTGGAGAAACAAAATGGCGCAATTATTGTTGCAAGTCTTGGTACCTTCAGTACTGGTATTAATATACGGAATCTGCATAATATCGTGTTCGCTAGCCCGTCAAAGTCTCAAATTAAAGTTTTACAATCTATCGGACGAGGGCTACGCCAATCCGATGACGGACGTGAAACAACACTCTACGACATAACCGACGACTTACACTGGCATAATCGAAAAAATTACACGTTACTTCACGGTGCAGAGCGTATAAAAATATATGATAAAGAGCAGTTCAACTATAAAATTATAAAGGTGGACATATGACCGAAACAATTGTAAAACAATGCTTGCTTTCTTCAGGTGATGAGATTGTATGCGAGGTCGTTGACTGGGCAGATGATGATGGACCGGGTCTTGTCATACGTAACCCTTTGAAATTAGTTACGGTAGATAGACCGGACGGATTAAGATACCACATTTTTCGTCCTTTAATGATTATGCAACTCGAAGAAGGAACGTTTCAAACTTTACACGCTGAACATATTCTTGTAGAAGCAACTCCTATAAAGGAAGTTGTAAAAGAATACTTCAACGCGTTAAACGTAGAAAACGATGATCGTACACCCGTTGATAGTGATGAAAAATTTAAGAAGTACATGAAGAAAATAACGGCGATCCTAGACGGAGAAGATAGTGACGAAGATAACGTAATCAACCTGTTTCCTAGCACAAACAAGAATAAATTACACTAGTACTCCTGCCCACCATAAAGGATACCTTTAAATTATATACAGTTGTGCAGGATTGTAAACCCCTAAAATGCAATAAAAATAATTTATTTTTTTAGTTTACTTTTATTGAAATATAGTATAGAATAGAAATATTGAATGAGGATATATTATGGCCAAAAGAAAAAGCATTCACTACGTAAATAACAAAGAGTTTTCACAAGCAGTTGTTGATTATTGTACAGTAGTGAAGGAAGCAAAAGAAAAAGAATCAAAGCTTCCAATTGTTCCAAACTACATCGCGCAATGCTTTCTTAAAATTGCCGAAGGCTTATCACATAAATCTAATTTCATACGTTACACTTATCGTGAAGAGATGGTGATGGACGCGGTTGAGAATTGCCTGAAGGCTATTGAGAACTATAACATTGAAGCTGCTACACGATCGGGTAACCCTAACGCATTCGCGTATTTCACTCAAATTTCTTGGTACGCATTCCTACGTCGTATCGCAAAAGAAAAGAAACAACAAGACATTAAACTCAAGTACTTATCACAGTCTGGTATCGAACAGTACGTGTTTGGAAACATCGAAGATAAAGCTGCTAATAATGCTGTACAGCTATTTGTCGATCAACTCAAAGATCGTATTGATAAAGTAAAAGAACGTGATACTGAGTTTCGTCAATATGTACAAGAAGAAAAAACACGTAAGAAACGAGTTATGCGTGTTGATTCTGACCTACAAATATTTATGGATGATGAATGAAAATAGCTATATTGAATGACACCCATTGTGGTGTTCGCAATTCCTCTGATATTTTTTTAAATAATGCAGATAAATTTTATAATGAAATATTTTTTCCATACCTTTTAGAAAATAATATAAAACATATTCTTCACCTTGGTGACTACTACGATAATCGTAAGTTCATTAACTTCAAGGCACTCAATCGTAATCGTAAGATGTTCCTTCATAAGTTACGTGAGTACGGTATCACTATGGATATTATATGTGGTAACCATGATACGTACTATAAGAATACGAATGACTTGAACTCATTAAAAGAGTTGCTTGGCCATTACATGAACGAGGTACATATCGTAAGTAATCCTACAGTCTTAGAATACGATGAACTCAAGATCGCTATGGTTCCTTGGATCAATCCTGAGAATGAAAAAGAATATATAGATTTTATAAAGAAATGTGATGCACCTATCCTTGGCGCTCATTTAGAACTTGATGGTTTTGAAATGATGAAAGGTATTGAAAGCACACACGGCATGGACCCTTCTATCTTCGATAGGTTCGAGATGGTGTTATCAGGACACTATCATACAAAATCACATAAAGGCAATATCCACTACCTTGGATCACAAATGGAGTTTTTCTGGAATGACGCCCACGACAAAAAATACTTTCACATCTTGGATACAACAACACGCGAGCTTACTCCTATCCATAACCCTCATACTCTGTTCCATAGGATCTATTATGACGATGTGGTGGCTGATTACGGAGATTATGACGTTACATCTCTAGATAATAAATTTGTAAAAATTGTAGTAATTAATAAAAATGACCTATTTACATTCGACCGATTTGTTGATAGAATACAGAATAGGGGAATACATGAACTTAAGATTCAAGACAATTTCTCAGAATTTATTGGAAGTAACGTAGAAGATGAAAACGTATCTCTCGAAGATACAACATCTCTCGTTAATACATACATTGATAACGTGGAGACAGAGTTGGATAAAGATCGTATCAAAAAAGAAATGAATGATCTATATGTGGAAGCACAGACACTCGAAATAGCATGATTACATTTACAACCCTAAAGTGGAAAAATTTCCTTTCTACAGGAAATGCTTTTACCACTGTAAACTTTAGTGAGTCAAAGACTACACTCGTTGTAGGCCATAATGGCGCAGGCAAGTCAACTATGCTTGATGCTCTTGCATTTGCGTTATTTGGTAAAGCACATAGAAATATTAGTAAGCCTCAACTTCTTAATTCGATTAATAATAAGAATTGTGTAGTTGAAGTTGAATTCAACGTGTCTGGTTCGAACTATAAAATCGTTCGTGGTATCAGACCAAACATATTCGAGATTTGGAAAGATGGGACTATGATAAATCAGTCCTCTCATTCTAAAGAGTACCAGAAGATCCTCGAGCAAAACATCATCAAGCTCAATCATAAGAGCTTTCACCAGATCGTTGTGCTTGGCAGTTCCTCCTTCATTCCCTTCATGCAACTTGCAGCCGGCGCTAGGCGTGATGTTATCGAGGATCTTCTGGACATTAATGTATTCTCTAAGATGAATAATATTCTAAAGGAAAAGAATAGTTTACTGAAAGAAGACATAAAGTCTACCGAATATGATTTAGAACTTGCAAAAGAAAAGATTGACTTACAATCAAAATACATAAAGGAAGTTGAAAGCTTAAGTAACGATCAGATTGAAAGTAAAGAACTTGAGATAAAAGAAGTCAATGATGATATACAATCATTGCAAACAAGTAATGCTACCTTTTCAGATGAGATTGAAAAAAGCTCGATCGGCTTACAAGAAAACCTTAAAAAGAATCATAATAAGAAACAAGCACTGTTACAGTACAAAGCAGAGTTCAATCAAAAAATATCTACACTCGTCAAAGAAACAAAGTTTTACGAGGAAAATGATACTTGTCCAACGTGCTCTCAAGATATTGATTCGGACCTACGATCCACAAAACTTTCAACAGCTAAGACCAAAGCAGCAGAAATACAAAAAGCTTTGGATGATGTAGGTGATCAGGCCACTATTGTGGAATCTGCTTTAGACGAGCTTACTAGTACTTCAGAAGATATAAGAAACAAAACATCATCTATATCTTCTAACAATAGAGAAATCGTACGTTTACAAGGACAAATACAAAATATCACCGCAGCCATAACAAAGATACGTGGCAACGACGGTGATGTAGCTAAGTCTAAATCTGACCTTGATATACTAAAAGGAAAAAAAGACGATTTATTTGAAAAAAGATTGTACTTTAACGAGTCTTTGAGTTATAATAGTGTTATACTTGAAATGCTCAAAGACACAGGAATCAAAACAAAAATAATTAAACAGTATTTACCAGTTATAAATAAACTCGTAAATCAATACTTACAAGTTCTAGATTTCTTCGTGTCCTTTCACTTGGACGAAGCATTCTCAGAAACTATTCGATCCAGACATCGCGATGCTTTTACTTACGACTCGTTTTCCGAGGGTGAGAAACAGCGTATCGATCTGGCTCTACTCTTTACTTGGCGTATGATAGCCAAGATGAAGAACTCAGTTGCAACTAACCTGCTTATCTTAGATGAAACATTTGATTCATCTTTAGATTATGAAGGCGTTGACAATCTTATGAAGATAATACACACATTAGATGACGATACTAACGTGTTTGTTATTTCTCATAAGGGTGATATTCTTGAAGGGAAGTTCGAAAACAAACTCGAGTTTCACAAAGAGAAGAATTTTAGTAAACTAAAAGGAAATTGATAATGGAACTATCCAGCTTTACTATGCAAACTTTGAAGAACTTTTCTTCGATTAATCCTAACCTAGTGATTAATCCAGGAAAGTCTGTTATGACTATGTCTGAAGCCAAGAACATTCTTGCTCAGGCAACTGTACCGGAAGAATTTGATCGTACCTTTGGCATCTACGATCTATCAGAATTCTTATCGGTTGTAAATTTATTTGATGCGGCAAACCTAAAACTTGACGATCAATTTGCCACTATTGGTGATACATCTGGTAGAGCTAAGATTAAGTATTTCTTTTCAGATACAGAAATGCTTACGTCTCCAAGCAAGCCTATTGTTATGCCAGATCCTGAAGTTACCTTTACTTTGGATCAAACAACATTGGCCAACTTGAAACGTGCGGCTTCAGCACTTGGTCACAGCGAGGTATCGATTACTGGTTCAAACGGCGTGGTTACACTTACGGTTGTAGACACAAGTAACAGTACATCGAATACTTACTCCATTGATGTTGATGGAGAATACAAGTCGGAAGACTTTAATTTCATTTTAAACATTAGTAACCTTCGTATGATTCCATCTGACTACAAAGTAGAAATATCATCGAAGCTTATATCACAGTTCACCAGTACTTCAGATGATATGGACTTAAAGTATTGGGTAGCCCTCGAAAAGTCCTCAACTTATAAAGATTAATAGGAGATTATTATGTCAGATCACGAACAGGTTTATGATCTAAGTAACCGAGTTAGCCGTTCAGCAGTAGCTGTCATTGATGCTATTACACAACGCGGTGGATTCAAAGGCGAAGAGCTCAGCACTATTGGTACACTACGAGACCAGTGCATCCAGCTTATTCAAATTGCAGAACAGCGTGATGAAGAAGAGGCTGCCGAATCTGAATAGTTTACATTTGCTTAAAATTGGTTTAGAATATTATTATTACATTATGAGGAAAGCAAATGACTAAAGATTTTTTATGGGTTGAAAAGTACCGGCCGCAGAAAGTGGCCGATACTATTTTACCCGCAGACTTGAAAAATACATTTCAAAAAATAGTCGATACCGGTGACATGCCTAACATGTTGCTCACTGGTACCGCTGGTCTTGGTAAGACTACAATCGCTCGTGCTATGTGCAATGAGCTGGATCTTGATTACATAGTGATCAATGGTTCCGAAGAAGGCAACATCGATACACTACGAGGCAAGATAAAACAATTTGCTTCATCTGTATCCTTACAAGGTGGATATAAAGTTATCATCCTTGATGAGGCTGATTATCTCAATCCACAATCGACACAGCCAGCTCTACGTGGTTTCATGGAAGAGTTTGCAAATAACTGTCGTTTTATTCTAACATGTAACTTTAAGAATCGTGTCATTGAACCACTACATTCTCGGTGTGGTGTATATGAATTCAATACGTCAAAGAAAGCTTTGGCTGATATAGCAGCTCAATTCTATAAGCGTTTCGTATACATATTAGATAAAGAAGGTGTATCTTATGATTCGAAAGCAGTAGCTGATCTGATTATGAAATACGCTCCAGACTGGAGAAGAGTAATAAATGAAGGACAACGACGCAGTATTGGTGGGAGTAGTATTGATGGCAGTGATACTAATTCTAGCAGAACTGGATTTGCTGACCTTTCTGCCAGTTTAAAAGAAAAGAATTTCAAGAAGATGAGGTCTTGGGTCGTAAACAATATGGACCAAGATACTGTAGGAATCTTTCGTGGTCTATATGACAATATGAATGAATACATAGAATCTCGATCTATTCCACAACTCGTTCTTATCCTTGCAGACTATCAATACAAAGACGCCTTTGTGGCAGACCATGAATTAAATGTTGTAGCGTGTATGACAGAGATCATGGCAAACGTGGATTTTAAATAATGGATGATTGTATCATATATGATTTTGAAACGTTAGGTAATCAGTATACTGGAGTAGCAGTATCTCTTGCCGTACTTCGTTTCAATGAAAGTAACTATGCTTTAGATCCTTATAACTATGATGACTTAGTAGAAAACACAGCTTTTATTAAGTTTGATGTGGAGGAACAAGTAAAGAAGTTTAATAGAAAGATCGATAAGTCTACGCTAGAATGGTGGGGAAAGCAATCAGAAGAGGCTCAACAGCAACTCAAGCCTTCACCGAGTGACGTATCTATTTCTAACCTTTGGAACTTTATGACAGAATATACACAAGGAATGGATATGCGGCGTGTATACACACGTGGTAATATGTTTGATCCAGTTCTTATGGAAAAGCTCCTGTATGCTTGTGATAAAGGAATACCATATCCATGGTGGAACGTAAGAGATACTCGATCTTTCCTTGATGGATTGTTATGGGGATCTGACATAGATAATAAGTTTATGCCCGATGGCTGTGCCCAATCATTTATTCATCACGATCCACGCCACGACATTGCACTTGATGTTATGCGTATGCAAAATGTTGTACGTGCGTTATGAGTCCATTTGATTATTTAAACGCAATCAACTTCACCAAAGAAGATATAATGATTGACGATATAACTGAAAAGCAATACAACGGTTTTATGGTGAATCGTGGTCTATCTTACTTTTCAGACACTGTAGCTATAGCAAATGAGATGAATATGTATGCTCATCTCGACAAAAAGCTTCAATTTCATTTTCTTATAAATATTGTCAGGAAGCGGAAACGCTTTTCGAAATGGAACAAACCTGACTTGGTACGTGATATTGAAGTGGTAAAAGAGTATTATGGCTACAGTAATGATGAAGCTAAACAAGCTCTTACACTCTTATCACCTGAGCAAATAAAAGAATTAGAAAAGAAGGTGAGTAAAGGTGGAAGAAAATAATGTAATAGAATGGTCCCCAACAACTATGTTGGAGATTACACTAAACGAACCAGATGACTTTTTAAAGGTTCGTGAAACACTTACTCGTATCGGCGTGGCATCACGCAAAGATCGTAAGTTATTTCAATCCTGTCACATCCTGCATAAACAAGGCCGGTACTTTATTGTACACTTTAAAGAGCTGTTTATGTTGGACGGTAAGAAAGCTAATCTAGAAGAAAACGATATTGCACGTAGGAATACTATTGCTACATTGTTGAGCGACTGGGGTCTTATTGATTTTGTTCGTAAAGAAGAACTCAACGTTGCTCCTCTGAGGCAGATTAAAATAATTTCTTATAAAGAAAAGGACCAGTGGGAACTGTGTCCGAAGTATAATATTGGAAATAAATGAATACCGGCTATTTAAATTCGGTATAGCAATAACTATATAAATACAATCGGAGTGCGGATAATCCGGCTCTAAACAATCTTGCTTGACATAAGGAGATAACAATGACAGGCGTACACTCACTATTTCCGCGTTCATCTTTTGTAGGTTTCGACCATCTGTTCAATGAACTTGAATGGACAGCCAAACATGCACAGGATCATTATCCACCCCA